AATAACTAATAGTTTAGAAGTACCAATAGCTGCATATTTTTTACCATCTAAAGCAGTCCAAGTAAGCTGGTCGCGCGCGACGCCCGCGAGAGTTTTATTAACTAATTCTTGCCAACCACCTATTTTCTGTGGTTCTCCATATCTAAATCTAACATTATCACCATCAATCCATTGCCCCTCGGCTCCGGTTGCAGTCTGTTGTTTATTAAATCCTGGCTTAAATTGTATCTTCTGTAAAGGCATCCTTGAATTATATACGTATTTTTGCTATTATACAACGCAGAATTTAGCTTATATAAATATGAATTTAACAGTTATAGATAATTTTTTAGAAGAAGATTTAATCAAATATTTAGAAAAAATTTTTATTTCTGAAACTCCACATTATTACGGACATGCTTCCATTATTAATAAATCTACTCAATTTTATAGTTCAAACATAAATATAAATGATGCCTTAATTAAATATTTAATAATTAAATTAAAAAAACAATTTGCATTTAACGAAATAATAAGAAGCTATATAAACGTACAATATCATGGTATGAGTGGTGATTGGCATCGAGATGATGGAAATCGAACTATATTATTAATGATAACTAAAACTTTAGAAAAAGGTTCTGGTCAATTTGAAATAAAAGATAATGATAAAATAACTCAAGTTGATTTTATTCAAAATAGAATTATAGCTTTTGAAGCAAATAAATTACATAAAGGATTAGATCCAAAAGAAATTAATACTCCAAGAATAACATTAGCATTTAAAACTATATGATAAAATTTTTACCCCAAGAAATGTCAGATGCTACTAATTCATCTATTATTGTTTCTTACATGAGAAACGTAACCATTGTATGTGGTAATTATCCTGAAAAACATGAACTTTTTAATTTAATAACTTTAATAAAAAATAATACATTAGAAAGTGAATATTATGCAACTAATGTTCACGGTGGAAAAACAGCCTGGGATTTTTTTGTTAATAATCCTATATTTATAAAATTTATAACATTTTTAATAAATAAACACCAACATCATCATTCTTTTTTTAGAAATTTTTTTGAATATAAAAAAATTAAAGATGCATGGGGAAATGAATTAAAAAAGGGGGATAGTGTTAATAGTCATGTGCATTCAGTTTACCATGGAATTTTATATTTAACAAAAGGAGCCCCATTAGTACTTCCTGAACTATCATTAGAAGTACATCCTAACCCTGGAGATTATTATATATTTCCACCTTTACTTTATCATCATGTTGAAAAAAGTGAAAATGAAGGTGTAAGATATAATCTTGTATTTAATATAGAAGAAGTCCCTAATTGGACAAAACAAAAAAAAATAAATGATAAATTTATTTTAAATAAATAAATAAAACTAAGCTAATAACCAAGAAGTTAATATATATTTTTCTCCTTTTAAGGGAGGATTTCCTCTATGAATATATGGAAAATTAGCAGGGAATATACATATTCTACCTGTTTTTGGTTCTACTCTTTTACTTTGAAATAAAAATTCTGTTTCACCACCCTCTACTTCATTTAAATATATTGTAAAAACTAATACTCTCCTAGCTAATTCAAAATTTTTAAAATTTCTTTCAACATGCCACAAATGATATCCTTCTGTTGGTTTTGTTTTTTGTATTTTTAAACTTGTAAAATTTAAATCATCTATCCCTGCATATTGTAGAATACTAGTATTTTGAGTGTAATGATTTAATGCTTGTATAAAATTTATCATTAATGGTTCAAGTTCGTCTTTCCAAAAATCTATATTATTTTCAGTACAAAAAAATTGTTCATCAGATTTTAAATTAGAAGTAGATTTTTCTGATTGCAATCTATTAAAAGTATCTTTTAATTTTTTTCTTTTTTCAAAAAGATTAATTACATGATTGCATAATGTTTTATCTAAATAACCATCATAACAACCTATAAAATTTTCTATTTTTTCAACTCTAGTCATTTATTTTATCTCCTTTGTAACTGTTAAAAGGACCATTTTGATCTACATAGTGAAAAAATACTTGAGAATTATAAACACCCTCAAATGGTTTTCTTCCATGTAAAACTTCACATCCTAAATACATTATAGCATCTCCAATTTCCATATCTATCCAATTACCGTCCATATGTATAGGCCATTTAACTCCACAATTATCTATACATGCGGTAATACTAATTTCACAAGAATTCCTATCTACATGGTCTACTAAAATAGATTTATAAATATAACCTCTCCAGTAAGCATATGTTTCATGTAATTTTAATCCTGATATTTCTTCTGCTTTTTCTTTTTTATTTATTAAAAATGAATCCATTAATGGATCTTTATAATAACAAGGTGCAAAAGGAGATTGTACATCATATGTAAACCCCTCATAAATTCTTTTTTTACAATATAATTGTAAAATAGGTAACTCTTCTTTTGTAAAGAAATTTTTTATATAAATATATTTTTTTTCTCTTATGCCAACCATGCTACTACACTATATCTTTTTCCATTTGTTATTGGTTCTATTCTATGTGGATATAAAAAATTACTTGGAAAAAATAAAACACTTCTATGTTTTAATTTTAATCTTTTAATTTCATTTTTATGAAAATTATCATAAATAACAAAATCACCACCGTCGTATCCTTCATTTAAATTAACTATACAAGTAACTGTTCTTTTCATATTAAAACCATCATCTTCATGAATCTCATATTTTCCACCCACATCATATTTTAATAAATCAATTTGATTTATAGTTGTTAATGATAATTTAGGAAATTTTGCAAAATAATTAGGTAATATTTTAAATATTTCGTTAGCTATACATTTAAATAAAACAGTATCTGTCATATTTTCGTTTCTTAAATGTCTTCCCATAACATTTCTAACATTGGTATTTAATCCACCAACTACAGATAAATTATCTAACTTTATAAAATTTATATAATTAATTATTCTTTCTACTAATAAAGTATCAAATAATTTATCTACCTGTATAACTGCATCTTCTATTTTCATCTTTCTAATTTATCATTTTTTTAAGATGAAGTATAGGAAGTAGGTCTAGGCCCTAATCTGGTTGTTTTATCTTGAATAGATTCTTTAATTTGAATCATTTCTCCTGTCACAGGATCTGTATCATATTGTTTAGGTCCTGGAACATAATTTGAAAAATCCCATTGTCCTTGTAAATATTTTAAATATTCAGCGTCCCATCGTGTTATAAATTGAGAAAAATCACCCAGTACATTTGAATCATAAGCTTCGTTTGGTCTTGAGTCTGTATATTCAACTTGATCATTATCTAAATTATCATCAGTAAATTGAATTACATTTATATTTTTAAATTTAGATTGATTCCAAAAAGAATCATCCTCTATTTTAAATCCTCTTGCAGTTTGGACATCAAATTCCCCTGTTCTTTTGATAATTATTTTATCTATTACTACTACTGTCCAAGTTCCATGTTTTGCCATTTTTTCTCCTATGTTTTTATAATATATATCAAAGTTAAGTAAGGTTGCAATACTGAAGTTGCATCCCCCGTAAGTGTTCCAGACATTGAATGAGAGTGTGGACTTCCTCCACCTTGATTGCTGGTTGAATCAAGTAAATTAGAATATCCACTTCCAGGGGTTCCATTACCATTGTTTGCATTGTTTATACTATGTGTATGTGCCGCTATAGTTGGTGCTGTTAATGCTGTTCCATCTGTAGAACCTCCAGCTGAACCGCTTGTAGCAACCGTATTAGCTCCACCACTTGTAGCTAAAGATTTTGATGGTGAATTACTTACTATTGTTTTATCTGTTAAATTAGGTAAATTAAAATTACCTCCGCCAGGGTTACCGTAATCATATCCAATAACTGCAAATAAAGCTGCATAGGTAGCTTGAGAAACAGCAGCACCATTACATTCTAAAAAACCTGAAGGAATAGACGCACTTCCCCAAGGAACAACTAAGCCTGTATTAACGCCTTCAATACCGGTTAAAAATTGCCCATTAAAATTATATTTTGTTTCAGTATATGTTGTCATGTTTTTATAATATATTTTAATGTTAAAAAAGGTTGCAATACTGAAGTTGCATTACCTGTAAAATTTGCAGCATTAGCAGTATGAGTATGTGCTCCACTTCCTCCAGCAGAGTCTGTAACAAAATTTACTGTTGGGCCAAAAGAAGAAGATTGTGATATTCTAGAAATACCTGGAGCAGCATTTCCTGTTAATCCACCATCTTGAGTCAGTCCTGTTAAAGCAGCGTGTGAGTGTGCCGCTATAGTTGGTGCTGTTAATGTAGTATTTCCAACTGTAAAAGGTCCAGCTATTGATCCAGAACTTGTAACTGTGTTAGCACCACCCGTTGTAGCTAAAGATTTTGTAGGTGATTTGTGAACGGCTACTCTGTCTTTTAAATCAGGTAAATTAAAATTAGCACCACTTCCACCATAAGTATAACCAATCACTGCAAATAAAGCAGCATATGTAGATGTTGAAACTGAAGCACCATCACATTCTAAAAATCCTGAAGGAACAGACCCAGTTGTCCAAGGAATAATTAAACCTGTATTTACTCCCTGCACATCAGTTATAAACTGACCTGTATAATCATATTTTGTTTGTTCGTAATTAGCCATATTAAGTTTTTATTACATAAATTAATGTTAAGTAAGGTTGCAATACTGAAGTTGCATTCCCTGTAAATGTTCCACCGCTAAGTGGATGATCATGTGCTCCTCCACCACCAATTGAACTCCATGCAAAAGGTGCAGGAGTATTATCATTAGCAGAACCTTGTCCCATTCCCATCGGATTTACAGACATTACAGCTTGTTGATCATTACCTCCAAAAGTTTGTGGTGATCCACCAGTATTAGATGTATGAGAATGTGGTCCTAATGTAGGAATTGTTATTGTAGTATTTGCAGCGCTTAATGCTAAATTTCCTTGAGATGAAACTGTGTTAGCACCACCCGTTGTAGCTAAAGATTTTGTTGGTGATTTACTAACAGCAACTCTATCTGTTAAATCAGGTAAATTAAAATTAGCACCACTTCCACCATAAGTATAACCAATCACTGCAAATAAAGCAGCATATGTAGATGTTGAAACTGAAGCACCATCACATTCTAAAAATCCACTTGGAGGAGTTACGTTTCCCCAAGGAATAATTATACCTGTATTAACACCTTCAACTCCAGTTAGATCCTGTCCAGAAAAATCGTACCTAGTAGCTTCGTAATTAGCCATGGTCTATTTCTCCTTATATGTCCAACCCGTAGTAGCGTCTCCAGAATAAACTAATGAAAATCCAGCGCCTTGTGTATTAATAACTAAATCGGCTGCTGCATTTGCTATGTTAGAACCATTTCTTCCAAGTGTTAAAGCATTTGTATTAAAATCATAACCTTGGTCAATAATAGACACAACATCACCAGTAGATGGTGATGCAGGAAGTGTAATTGTAAAAGACCCTCCATTTGTATTTGCAAGAATAGCAGAACCAGGTTGAATAGTTGCAGTTGTAGTAACTACTCTAAAAACTTGTTCCATAGCAATTAAATTTACATTTGTTGCATCAGAGTAAACCACGTATCTATTGCCTTGTGCTAATTTAATACCTGTTCCTGAAGATGTTTTAACAGTTACGGTGGAGACACCATGAGTAATTTGATTGTTAACTAAATAAACTTTTTCTATTGAATCAGGCACTACAACGTTAACGTTTGAACTTAAAGTCCCTGTTAAATTTACTACAGCATTTTT